TACCATTTACATTACCATTACCATTTACATTACCATTACCATTTACATTACCATTTACAGCCGGATTTGCCGCGTTTTGCTGTTTTTGCTCGTCAAAGTCGGCATTTGCCGGATTTGCCGCGTTTTGCTGACGCTTGCCGTTTGTAACTTCTGCGCCTTTACGCCCTGCAGCAGCTCTCTTTTCTCGTCTTTCGTTCCATTTTTTAGAATTTGATTCCACCGCCTCGGACATAAAATCCCACGCCATTTCGAGCTTCTGGTCGTCCTCAAAATTCGGTGGATCGGGGAAATCAAGCAGCGCATCAAAAATCCTGCCTTTTTGCTCCAGAGACAATTTACGCAATGGCTTTTTCCATGATTTGTAAATGACTATGCTTTTCTGTTCTTCCTCTTTCAACCGCTTTCACCTCCTTCTTTGCACGCCCGTATAGCCGGATAGCACAGCTTGCAAGATCAGAAGGAAAGATCTTCTGCGTCTTCGTTGATGGGGTCATACTCAGCAGAAGGGACCGCTTCCGGAGCGCTGGTGCTGTGCGGCGCGTAGTCTGCAAGGCTTTCGCCGGGGTATATCTGCGCACCCTGCAGGCCTTCCGGTTCTGCTGCCGGCTTTGCAGGCTCCAGCGGCAGGCCGGGCTGCGCCATCAGGTCGATCATCTGCTGCAGCCAACGGAATGTCACCAGCCCACCGGGCTGAACATCATCCGCGTCCACGTCGTAATAGATCTTGCCGTTATACTCCCGCTCTTTCAGCTTTTGAGCAAAAACTGTGACCTGATCGCCTTTCTGCAGCATGCCGTCCCACTGGTCGATGCCGTGCCAGAGGTTCACGCCCACAAAGAAGCTCTGCCATTTGCCGGATTCATCCTGTGTGCGGCTGGCTTTCAGGTCAAACTTCAGCACCCGCTTCTGCCCGGCATCCCGGAGCACCGGGTCTTTGGCAATCTCGCCGTGCAGCATGATGCCGTTCTTGGTCTGGACGATCATGCATCATCACCGCCAAACGGATCATCGGCGTTTTCCTCTGCAGAGGGTGCATCCGGGGCAGGGATCAGGGTGCCCGCCGTCTTGCGGTGACGGTGGGAACCTGCGTAAGGATCCAGCACCGGCAGTTCTTCAGGAGGCACCTCACGGGCGGTGCTTTCAGCGTCCACGCGCACCTCGCTCTCATCGTACAAAGCGCCAAAGGTAGACGGGAACGCTTCACGAAGGGCGTGCACCAGCGCCACCTTGCGGATCATGGTGGCCTTTTTGCCGTTCCAGAGGGATTTGCCGGTGTCATACTCGCTGAGCTTGACTTCCTCATAGCTGGCGCGGGTGCGGTCCTTGCGGTAGACCTTTGCCCAGCCGCCGAGAAGGGTCTCGCCGCCGTCTCCATCATAGACGATAGATCCCTCACGGTTCAGCAGCTGGCCATCTGCGGTCAGAACGATTACGCCAGCTTCAAAGCCGTCAAAGTTGGGGTTGCGCTCGGCCATCTGCATATAGCAGTTCTTGCCCAGCACGATGGTGCTGGCGATGTCATCGTTCTTGTTGTCGTAGTGAATCAGGTAAGCCTCTTTGGTAAAGGGGTTCAGCTTGTACTGCTTGCAGGTCTCCAGAAAGATCTTGCACTCGGTGTCGGTGGCTTTGTCGCAAATAAAACGCCGTACTTCGTCAAAACTGACGACGAGGTGCTGGCCATCGGCAGCAGTGATCTCCACGGGAACGGACGGGGATGCGGCCTGCATAGCGGTGCTGCCTGCACGGTTGGCGTTCTGGACGGAACGGTTTGCCAGAGCCTGTGCATTGGAAACGGACGAAGTAGGCGCGGGTGCGCCGGAACGAGTAAATGCCATAAGTAAATACCTCCAAAATTATTTGATAGAACCATAGCGGAAACCGCGCTCTGCGGCTCCCTGCTTGAACCATGCGATATCCTCGCGGGTGAACTCTACCCAGAAACGATACTGCTTGCGGGCAGGGGCTTCCGGCTGTGCAGGCTCTGCAAATTTCTGAAGCATGCTGAAATCCAACCTGCCATCCGGCGTAATGGCCGCATTGGCCTGCGCCGTTTGAGCCGCTTCTGTGGCGATCTGGCGTTCTTCATCGGTCGGAGGGATAATGACCGGAGCGGTGGCCTGCGCCCGCTCTGCGGCCATTCTCTCGGCTTCTGCGCGGCGCTGTGCGTCCCGGGCATTCTGGCGGCGGCTATGCTCCACAAGGGCAGCGTTCAGATTCAGTTCACGCAGATACTCCGTGGTGCAAGCCTCTGCGTCCTCCCCGCAGGTCTCCCGGATCAGACGCAGCTCCTCCCGCCGGGTCTCCACGCTCTTGCGCAGCTCCCGGCCGGCCTTTGCCAGATCATAGGTCTTGTTGAGCCACTGCGGCACCAGCAGGCGGTCAAATGGGATAATCTCCCGCAGTTCTCCGATGCAGTCCGCATAGACAGCCCGCAGCGCATCCTGCTTATCCTGCCTCTCGGCTTCCTCCACAGCCTTGACCTGCTGGTCAATGGCACCGGAGACGGCCTTACACTGGCCCTGCATCTGCTTGGCGCTCTGCAAGAACTCTTCCAGCGGCTTCATGTAAAAGGCCTTTGCACTGCGGGCAGCATCCGAGAGCTGCTTGTCCAGCTTGTTCACGGCTGCGCGGTCGGCCTTGGCATCCTTGATGGTCTCCGGGGTGTAGACGCGGCCAGTGTAGGCGGCCAGCATCTCGGTCAGGTTCTGCTGCACCTCAGCTTCATTCCACCGGATCGCAGGCAGTTCCGGGTGCTCCACCCGGACGGTCAATTCTTCTTGCATAAATATTCACCACCTCTGATAAACTCTCTTACCCTCGTTGTTATATACGATGTATGTATTGCGGGGATAACCTTGCGCGTGCTCCTTTTCGGACAGTGCATCCGCCTGTAGGATCAGCTCTCCCACTGTCTGCGCAGAGCGCCTCTCTAAAAGTTTCGGCGGGTTTTCAATCCCGTCATAGATCTGCATAAGTGCCACTTGTAAAACCTCCTGTTTTGTGCTATTTTTGTGGTGATGGGCGGCGAAACTCATCACTCTTTGGGCTTGTCCGTGTTGGCGCACGGGCAGGCTCTTATTTTTTGCGTCATACACGGTGCACCACATGACATGGTGGACAGTGTCAGGCATACGTGATCTCCCCAGATTCCTCTTGTAGCATCTCCCGCACGTTATCCATTTCTTCGGCGCACATCTCCCAGACGTTTGCCCGCGCGGAGTATCCGGCCCGGACAACAATGTCGTCTGAGGCTTCGGCTTCTCGCCTGCAGCGTTCGGCAAACCGTGTGTAGGATTTGACTTTGCCCTCAACGTACTCTTTGGCCGTCATCATGCCCCACGCTCCTGATTCTCCGGATACTCCGGGTTACGGGCGTGGGTGCGGTTGATCTTGCCATACTTGCGCCGCTTTGCGGCTCTCTCCCTGTCCTCTGCTGCAAAGCCCAGACGAGCCAGCAGAACAGCTGCCAGAATCAGCACCAGCGACACTGCAAACAGTGTGCCGGAGATGTATCCGGTGGTCTGCGCAGTGCCCTCTGCGCCCATAGCTGCGCCCATTCCAACGCCGCCAAAAATGACGGCCATCCAGTAGTAAGTAGTGGATTTGAGCTTCATTCTTTCGGGTCCTCCTTTGTGTAAACCTTTTCGAGCTTGTAAAAGTCCTTCACCCACGCCATAAATCCGGCGCGTGAGATCAGCGGGGCGGCGCTCTTGGTGTCAATAGACGGCACCGCCCATGCCGGGAAGCTGCCAGCCTGAATCATACCGGTAAAGATCGGCTCGCTCACCGAGATGTTGTTATCTCGCATGATCTGGCAGCACTCTGCAATTCCCATGCTCGGCTTCACTGCCGCACCCCTCCTTTTTTCCTCTCAGCTGCCGCTTCATCTGGATATGCTCCAACCGCTCCGGCTGCCTTGCATCCCAGCGCTGTTCAAGCCAGCGCTTGTTGCAGTGCTTCTTCACGGCTTGACCTCCACAAACTCACCATTTTTGAGGGTATAGTAAACGTTTTCTCTGATGGCGGAACCGTCTACGCGGGCCATTTTGGCACAGATCATGTGGCCGTCATCATCGTACTCGGTCAGCACCAAATAGCAGCCCAGTGCGCCGCGCGCCTTACCGCAAGCACCGTTTACAACGGCAATGCTATCTTTTCCATCTGCTTTTGCGCTGCAATAAGCCCCAGTGGCTGCCGCCGTGCTGTAATCGCCGCTGGAACCCGCCGTGCTGCAATCGCCGCTGGAACCCGCCGTGCTACAATCGCCGCTGGAACCCGCCGTGCTGTAATTGCCGCTGGAACCCGCCGTGCTGCAATCGCCGCTGGAACCCGCCGTGCTGCAATAGCCGCTGGAAAAAGGCTCTTTGCCCTTCACCCGATTAAAAACGGCATTCAACGTAGCTTTTACCAGCCCTGCAAAATTCACCTCACCTTTCACCGTAAGCTCAGTGCAGGCCAGTTTACTATCCTCTACGCTTTTATCCACGTTTCCGCCGCACTCGACCTCAAAAAAGCGCGGGCTATCCTTCAACGGGTAGTAGTGCAGCACATCCAGAGGGTTCTCGCAGGCATGCATACCAGCGTGGCAACAGTCGGCCTTGTCCTCATAGTAGGTCTTGCCCACCTCGTACTGCTTTCCACGGCACTGCATATTTTTGTCCATGGCCTTATATGCGATGATCTTCTCACTCATGGGTGTCCTCCTTTCTATCAATGTCGCAGCACAACATTGGACGAATGAACCAGATAGGTCACGCCGTCAATCTTCACTTGCAGCTGGTCGCCCTCGTAATCGTCCCAACTGTTCAATTTCCCCTCGACAATCGTTCCGTCGGGCATTTTCAGCTGTGCCCAGCTGTATTCATAGGTCAGGTCAATAACCTGCTTATTGCATCCGGCCATCAGCAAAGCGCTTGCCAATACGGACGCTACACCAACAATAATTTTTTTCATAATAGTAACCTCCAAAATTATCCTTACGCCACGCCGTCCTGGTTGTTCTGCTGGGCGGCAAGCTCCATCTGCTCCACGCTCTGCCTGCGCTCCACGCTGGGCAGCATTCCTACGGCCTTGAGCTGCTCATAAATGAACCGCTGACCCGCTTCCGTCCATACGGTGGTGTTCTTGGTGTCCCACTCGCCGGTGCTCTTGTGCTGGAACGGCGTGGATTTGCGGTTTTTGGTGTAGCCCTTGCCGCAATACTTGGCGTATAGCACCCACTGGCCGTCGCTGGTCTTGTACTGGATCTTCAGGCCGTGGAGGATGCTGTTGAGTTTCTCGGCGCTCAGGACGTAATCCTTGGCAAGGCTGGTAGTGGTGCGGCAGTTCTTGCCCACGCACACCGCCCGGGCATACTCTGCATCCGGCTTCAGGTCGTTGTTCTCTGCCAGAAGCTGGCGGTTGGCGGCCTTGAGCTGGTCGTTCTGCTTCTGGGGGATAAGCACCGCACGGCGCATGACCGCTTCCGGGCTGTTCCACTGCGCCTCCACGGCCAAGAAATATTGCCGGGCCTGCTTACCACGCTCGTTGCGCTGGATCATGCACAGCTCTTTGGCCATTGGGATGGTGAGCTGGTGGTCGTCAACTGTGCGGCTGACCATCCGCCCGCCCTCATTCTGAACCCGGTCAATTTTGACCAAGTTGAAATCTTCGCCCTCAGTAAAGCCGTACTCACACATACGGGGAAACCAGTGGCGATAATCTGCGCCGACTTCCAAGAATTCGTGCAGCTCCCGGCCGCTCACCGTGGGGCGCTCCGGGTTATCGTAGCTAACTGGAATCAGTGATTTCAGATCGTCCATATCCTTTCCTCCCATCACAACACCCCGTCCCGATGGGGCTGGTGGCCGTTCTTTCCGTCTGCCTCATCGTAGACCACAAGCTCGTTCAGTGTGACCTTGAAATACTTTGCGAGCTTGAGCAGCTGCGAAAGGCTGGGCCCGTAAATCGAGCGCTCCCACTTCCCAATTGCGCCGTTGCTCAGGCCTGCCGCCGCCTCCAGATCGGTGCGGCTCAGCCCGTGCAACTTGCAAAACTGGTCAATTTTTGATACATTCACTAGCAATTCTCCTTTCCGGGCTTGAAAATCACTAGAAAATATGCTACTATGTAGTTGCGAGGTACAAAGTGAATAAAATCTAGCGTCTGCCCGATATAATATTGTCAGGGGCTTTGGTTTTGTTTGCTCCTTACGCTCTCTATTATATAGCCTAATTTTCTAGTTGTCAATAGAAAATTAGGCTATTGGAGGAGTTTTTTATGCGTTCTTTGCCTGAGCTGGTAGAATTCATCCGTGTATCGTGCAAAAATCAAGGAAGCTCCATTACAAAAATGGAGAAAGATTTGAAATTTGCCAACGGAACAGTAGGAAAATGGGCTAATGGAAAGCGCTATCCGCCGAAAGATAAGCTACTGCTTGTGTCTGATTTTCTACGAATTTCTATTGAAGAGCTTATGGGCGAAGAACAAAAAGAAAAGCCCAGCACCCCGGAGGGCGTGGACTTGTCCAGCCTGTCTCCTGAAGACGCTGAGCTTGTAAGACGGATTCTTGGAGCTTCGGAAGCGAAAAAGAACGCTATCCGAGAACTTCTCTAATCCTTATTAAGAATAACGAGGACTTTCTGACGAAATGCAGGGTCACTCTTTAGCTTTTCGATGATTTTTCTGATTTCGTCCGGGCTGAATGAAGTGTCCTGCATTTTTGGTTCCTCCTTATAGTAAATATGTGTGAGGTGTTGCGGCATGTCACGGCGCGGAAAAGTTTCGGCTTACGATCAACGAGACCGCGAAAACAGGCGCTGGCTTAAGAAGGTAAAGAAAACTATCACGCCAAGCAAACGCACGCAGCGTGCGATTGCAAAAGCTATCATTTCTTCCGTTCCTTCTGGTTCTACAGTTCAACCGACTTACAAGGAAAGAACGCCGTACAAGCGAGCATCTGTAAAATGGAAAGACGCAAGGCCTACGCTTTTACAGTGGGCTGGTTGCTTTGCAATTGGTTTAATTTGCTTGTGTCCTATACTGAGCATCTGGAAGCCTTCTTTCGATATTTCGGAAATTTGTTTTTTGTTCATCGCTTTCTTCGCTTTCCCTTTTTTGGTCGCAGCAATTTGCGTTGTCGATTATAACAAAACCAAATACCGCTCTTATCATTCAGGAGACACCGCGGCTGCTTCAGATACTTTTAATTCCCCTGCGATGGAAAGCGTTGATAGGACTACCCCAGAAGAAGCAATAGCGGAAATTGACCGGATGAACGCCAAGATTTTCATGGATGAATTTCAAGATTCCTTGAATATCATGCAGAAAACGACTAACCCGGAAACTTTCTTTTCGAGGTACGATCTCGCTATGGAACGGTTGGACAACATGCTCGAACTGCAACAGAAAGGGATAAAATTCACCAGTGACCTTTCCTCTTTGAAAGCTCAAGCTCTCAGTCAGGAAACCACTGCCGACACCGTAAACGTCCTGATAGACAATGCCTATATAAAGCAGCTCCAAAAGCTTTCTACCCTTAAAACGGAACGCGGACGCACAAACTCGAATCAAAGGTGGTATGCATCCTTTGAGCCTTACTTTGACAAAATGCCTGTGCGTTCAAGAAGCTATCTGGATTTGAAGCTTGAAGAGCTAAAAGAGGTGTAAGCAATGGATTTATTCACTGCTTTTGCCTTTAATCAGGACGTAGAACCGCCTATCCCTCCAGAAGAGCGGCAGTATTATCAAGATCCGTCTTATTATAAAGACTATGCGCCGTCGATGTCTTTTGATGCCGTAAACGGCACATGCAAAGTCATTACTTTTCAGGAACGGAAAAAGATTTCTTACCCGTCAAAGCGTGGCCTTTACGTTGCGGAAATCAAGCTTTTGAGCTATTGCTCAAGCGGAAAGCTGTACCCGCATCCAAAGCACGGTTATCCGGGGCTCTGGTGGTACCAGTATGGCATCAAAAACGTTGGATTTCACTTGAAAACGCTTGAAGCTAGCGGCTTTATTCGGATGAACGATAAGCAAAAATACGAGCTTACAGAGCTTGGAAAACAAGAGCTAAAAGACAATGCTTATGTAACCGACTGCAAGGCAGCTGTTGCTCCACTTGGCCGTGGCTGTTGCCATTTGGACGTGTGGGAGATCAACCGCCGGATAGCAGGTGGCGATACAAGCCATTGGGAAGACATTGCCGCTCAAATTGAAGCCGAAATTGAGGCACACAACGATAATTTCAGAAAATCGCAAGAGGAACAGCGTAAGCGCTTGGGCCTGTAAACCTGTTCACAATCATATTATAAAACCGCTGGTTGTTGTCGTCAATCCCCATTCGTGCACTGTTTTTAGCGAAAAAATCCACAAAAAAATGCGTATTTGCAAGATGTGCGCGGCATGCACGAGAAATGTGCAAAAAATGCACGTTGCTATTCGCGGTTGCAAGGCTGCTGCAAATTTTGCAACAGGTCAGCGGCCAGCGCCCCGCCGGGCGTACCGGCTGCGTTACGCAGGGCTTGCACCTCCGGCAGGGCCTTATCTTGAATGTAAGCGCGAGCAAGGCGCTGCTGCTCCGGGGTCATATCCAAATAGCAGGCCAGCAGGGCACGGGCATGGGTACGAAAGTGTGACAGCTTTTTCATAACTCATTCCTCCCAGGGTGCAGGGGTGCGCGTGGTGCCCGTCAAAACGGTTGCAGGCATCCCGTCAATGATGGTCATTTCAGCTTCTTTGACGTTTCTTTGCTCAAAATCCATTTTGTTTTCTCCTTTCTTTTGTGCACATCTACGATTTATAATCCAGATTTTACCATGCGCCGTTGGAAAACAAAATACGGATAAAATTTGTCGAATGGCGCAGAAAAAGTCTGCGCCATTTTTTGTTAAAAACACACTGGTTTTATGGGGGTGAAAGTATGAGTTATTTTACAGCGAGCCAAATCGGAAAGGCACTTGCAAAAACGCGGGTGTCTGCTGGCCTGAGCCAAGCGGAGATCGCAAGGCGTATCGAAAAAGGAGAGCGCACCGTGCAGAGCTGGGAAAAAGGATGCACCAGCCCGGACAGTGACGAGATCATGGACTGGTGCACGGCGTGTGGGGTGTCGCCCATCACGGTGTTCATGGAGATGACCCACCCGGATCTGTACAAAGTGCCGGATGACGGCAAGGCGGACGATGAGCTAAACGCGGAGTTGCGCCGTATCGTGGTAAAACTGCCGCCGCTGACAAAAAGGCTGCTTCTCTTCATACTGAAGGGCAGTCATGGCAGCAGCCCGCCTGCTGTCATATCGGAGATAGCTGCAAATTTGCACTGCCCGCTCAATAACCGGGTCAGCATATGCGGAACAATCATCGACCAATACAACTTTGCCCAGAGCATGGGATTAGACCCATGCCCGGACGCTCCGCACCCTCCCATTGACGACCTGAAGATCAACTACAAGGCCGGAAGGGCCGCTGCTGAAAATGGCGCATTCGGATATATCGGGCAGAAAAAGGAGTAAGCCATGAAATGCGTGAGACCATGCTGCCGGAAGGAAATCCCGGATGGTGCTTCTTTTTGTCCGTGGTGCGGGAAAAAGCAGCCGGAAGCCGCCCCGCAGCAAAGAAAAAAGCGCCGCCGTCCAAAGGGCAGCGGCAGCGTGTATAAACTGAGCGGGGCGCGGGCAAGACCGTATGTTGCGCTTACAGCCCAAAGGGACGTTCTGGGGACGTTTGAAACGGCAGGCGAAGCCGTACAAGCACTGGACGCTTACAACGCCCAGAACACCCCCGCAGCGCGTCTGAAATGCACCTTTGCGGATGCCTATGCCCAATGGAGAATGCAGCCAAAGTTTGAAAAACTCAGCACGGACATGCAAAAGGGGTACGAGCTGGCCTATGCAAAGGCTGCGCCGCTATACGACCGACAATTGCGGGACTTGAAAGCGGCAGATTATCAACAGGTCATTGATGCAATGGTGGAAAAGGGGCTCTCCCGCAGCTCTTGCGAAAAGCAGCGCACACTTTTCAGCCAGATCTGCGAGTGGGCAATGGCGCAGGACATCATAAACAAAAATTACGCCATGCTGCTGCAACTCCCGGCGGCTACAGGAAAAGCAGAGCGCACACTGACCGCCCAAGAGATCGAGCAGATCAGCAGCCGACAGAATGACCCGAAGCTTGGGCAGACGGCGCAAATCGCAATGGTGCTGCTTTATACCGGTATGCGCATTGACGAGCTGCTTTCTATGCGCTGCGAGGATGTGCACCTGAAAGAGCGGTACATGCAGGGCGGTGAAAAGACAGAAGCAGGCAAGAACCGTATCATCCCCATCCTTGAGCCCATTTACAAGATTATTGCCTTTTGGATGCTGGACAGTGGGTGTGAATGGCTGATTCCATCCAAGGCCGGCACAAAGCTGGATAAGCGCAACGTGGCTACAAAGTTCCGGGCGTTGATGCAGGAATGCCATATAGAGGGCGTGCATCCACACACGCTGCGCCATACAGCCAGCAGCAAGATGGTGGAATGTGGTCTGGAAAAGACCGCGGTGCAGGCAATCCTCGGGCACAAAAATTTCTCCACCACGGCTAACAAGTACGTGTCCCACAACGATCCAGCCTATTTGTTGCAGGAAATGCAGAAGATGAAGTACTGATTTGTTAGATTGTTTGTTAGATTATTACATTCATTCAGGAGATTTCAAGGTATTTTAAGCAAAAAGAAAAACGCACGGACGATTTATTTTCATCGTTCGTGCGTTTATTTTTGGAGCTGGTGACAGGAGTTGAACCCGCAACCCACTGATTACAAATCAAGTCTATTTGACGTGTTAATGTAAACAATTATTGATTTGTTGGGTTATTGTTAGATTATGCGTCTCGTGCCCCAATGTTGAAGCTTATGTAAAAATAGTACATTTTATGTCTTTTTACAAGTCGCTTATCTTCCGCATTACTAGCTCATACTCTTTCGGGTACACCAGCTTTATTGCCTTCATGTGCTCGTCAAGCACCTGCATCAGACCGCCGAAAGGAACAGAGCTGGCAGCCGCCACAAAGTCGCTTTGTGGTTCCGCTGCTGTGGAGTACGCCGCCCGGTAATCCGTGGGCGGCAATGACTGGATCTGCGTTTCAGGTGCGTGCGCTTCTTCCAGCTCGTCCCGAACAGTGCAGAGGGCGGCAAGTTTGTTGACACTCTGCCAGCTGGTTTCCTCGCACTTGAGCTTGCGGATGTGCTCATTGATCTCGTCAATGTCCATGCCTGCCGCCCCCTTTCTTATGCGTTCCGCAGGATGTCTGCCGCCCGCTTGTAGGCGTCCCGCTCTGCCCCGGTGGCGTCCTGCATCATTTCCTCGATGTCGGAGATCATACGCTCGCGGCCATCGGAGCGGGAGTAATGCCCGCGCACATAGTGACGGCCACGGTTGGCGTAGCTGTTGCCCCGGTTGTAACCGTTTCCGGCATCACGGCCGAAGGTTCCGCGCATATCGGCTTCCCACTCGCCTGTACGGCTGTACTCGCCGTCCTCGCAGTAATCCTCAATGCGGTGAATGTCCAAAATGATGTCCACGATCTCGCCGATCATTTCAACATCACCCGGGGAACGGTTCTTTTTGTCGGTCAGCTCCATGAGCTCGTCGCACATTTCGTCCTTCAGGTGATTCAGTTTATCCAGCATGACTTTATCTCCTTTCTTATGCTACCCGCTCAACGATCAGATTGCTGTTTGCAATGCTGACAGCCTGCGTACTGGTGTTTTTAACCGCTACGGTCACGCAGCAGCCGCGCGGCACCTCGATGAAAGCAGCCACAAAAACGTTGAAGTAATTTTCGACTGCCGCCGGGGTGACAATGGCTGTCGCACTGGTCAGCGGCTCACCGCCGACAGCCAGCGCCACAGAAATAGGTCCCACAGTGCCGCCGGTGGGAATGGCGATATTGCCGCCAAAGGTTACCTTGAAGCGGGCCCTGCACTGCCCGCTGGTCAGACCGCGCAAGGTCACAAGGCCGCTTCCCTCACGGTGCACGATGCAAGCAGGGGCTTTCACTGCGGTCCCGGTCAGGGGAAGGTTTTCACCCGCCGCCACGATGACGGTGTTGGAGTTGCTAAATTCAGCCATTTTATCGGCTCCTTTCATAGAAAAACGCCGGGGCTTTTGCCCCGGCGCTCTGTTTTGCAAAATCAGCTCAGGGGCTGAACATTTTGATGTGGGCATTTCCATTTTGGAAACAACCACTCAAAAAGCTGTCGTGATTCGGTTATGCGCAGCTGCCGCAGCCGCAACCGGTGCCGCAGTTACCGTACTGGTAAGGTGCAGGAACCTGGAATGCAGGCACGGGGCGCGGATTGTAGTAGGCCAGCTGACCGCTCATGTAGGCCTTGAGCGTTTCGTTCTGGGCTACCTGAGATGCCGCAAGCTGTGCTGCGAACAGCTGCTGACCCTGCTCAGCGATCTTTGCGTCCTTTGCCTCGATGCGCTGTGCGGTCAGGGCGTCAAGGATGGCGCGGGCGTTCTGGTTCTGGTTGTCGATGATGTCCCGGGTGGTGTTCTGCACCGTGTTGCGGGTCTCGCAGGACTGGGTGGCCAAATTGTAGTTGACGCCCTGAATGGCAGAGCGGTTCTCGCAGCAGCACTCCTGCTGCTGCATCTGCATGGCAAACAGCTGCTGCATGAACGCCGCCTGCTGGTTTGCACGGCTGATCTCTGCGGACATAAAGCCGTTGTTTACGGTCTGCTGCACGCCGTTGACAAGCTGCGCCTGCTGGTAGAAGCCATCACACATGCCGTTGTTGATACCATCCATCTTGCGCTCGATGTTGGCAAAATCGGAGGTCAGGACGTAGCCGTCAACGACACCGGCACCGGTGTTGCCATTGCCGCCCCAGTTGCCGCCCCAGCCGCCGCAGAAGGCGAACAGGAACAGGATGATGATCCACCATGCGCCATCATTGCCAAAGCCAAAGCCGTTGCCGCCGTTGGTGTTTGCGGGCTGAACAGGCATGGTCAGAACCGCAGAATCGGAAGAAAGAGACATTTTTGTACTCCTTTCGTGTGTTTTGAATGATTTTTATGCTTGAACCGTGGCCACGGTTACGACTTAATGAGGCAAAAACTGCTGGAACTGCTGCGCCATCGCCTGAAGCTGGTTCAGCTGCTCCTGCGACATCTTGCCTGATTGCAAGAGCTTCTGCACCTCTGCTTTGGGGTCGCCCTGAAAGTTGGCCTTGAACTGCTGAAACTGCTGCATCATCTGTCCGAACTGGCCCATAGGGCCGGACATGGCAGGCATACCGCCGCTCAGAACGTTAAAAAGAGGGTTTGCCATAATTACTTGACCTCCGTTTCAGGCTTTGCGGGCTCTTGCTTTTCCAGCGCCGCACAGCGGGCTGCCAGAGCGTCAAACTCTGCTCGGGTGACAAATTCCCCGCCAGGCTGCTGCGCCGTCTGAGGGGGCATTTTTGTCGCCGTGGTGCGTTCCTTGTAGTCAAAGACGCGGAGAGGCAGCGGCATCCCGCTGGTGTCAGTGCTCTTGATGTAAAAAGCGCTGTTTTCGCTGTCCATCAGCAGTACGCTGTTGCCTGCGGCGACCATATAGGCTTTTGCGCCCTCTTCTCCCTGCACCCAGATGATGGATGGCGTAGCCTGTGCTGTCTGTGCTGTCGGCTGCTGCATCATGGGAGACTGATAGCCCACTCCCTGCCTGAGTTGAGCAAGGTTGTCTGGCATTGGCTGGCCGTAGTATGTCGGCATCTGATACGCATACGGATTGTAAGGCATCGTTTACTCCTCCTTATACCAGTAGTAAATCGGGCATTCTGCGCCGCTGTCCCAGCTGTCCCACCACTCGCCGTCGATGACGGTCATAACGTGACCGGAGCAGCCCAGCACATACACACCGCGGGGGTACTCCCGGGCAAAATCTGCCACGGTGTAACAGGTGGTGCAGTCTTCCTCCACCATGCGGCGCTTGAACCCGCGTTTTTGAAGGTATGCGCCCCATGTGCGGTTGGCACTGGGCATATCGCCGAGGGCGTAGCCGGTGAGCGCCAGCGCAATATACGCCTGCTCCCAGCTCTGACCGGTGGCCGCTGCTACCGCCCGCACTGCGCAGTCCCCGACGCTGCTCCCGCGCGGGTTTGGATTAAACCTGTGCCACATGGTGCGCCCTCCCTTTGCGCCCATAGTACCTTTTCTGCCGAATCCGTGCGTTAAACGAACGTCAAACGAAGGACAAACGAACGCCAAAAAGAAAAAGCGCCCACACGGCACAAAGCTGTGTGGGCACCTTTCTTTTTGCACGCAACGCGTATAAAATTTTCAAAAAATCCTTGACAATTGCACGCAATGCGTGTATAATAAAGACAGTGAAAGACACCGCACAAACGCATAGAGACATGGAGGTAAAAATTATGAAAAAGCTCACTGCTGACGAGTTCGCAACCAAGGTTATGGCCACCGGCACCGAAATCGAGTACGACAACGGCGTTTGGATGATCTACGCGCACCTCACCGATGATGGCGACGTCAAGACCTCTCATCTGGACGCTCGCGATCTGATGATCACTACCAGCATCGAACTTTCCGATGAAGAGGGCGAGGCGCTCATGAACGGCAATCTGGACGACGTTGAGAGACAGGCCGTCGTGGAAGATCTTTACCCGAAGTATCTTGAAGCTCTGGAAGATATGGAGTAAAGAAAAGTCCCCAGCCGATGTGCGAACATCGACCGTGGACTTTTAAAAAGGAGAAGACTATGTATACTACTGCTGAACTCTTTATTATGGCTGCCGATTCGGAAGCATCCAGGGCAGCGTTCCTCAACAACATCACTCTTAGCGTCCCGGATGACGCTTCCGGCTGCATCGACTTGGATGCCGAGAAGGCAAGGCTGTCCACCATCTGGGATTTAGCTCATCTTCCAATGCGTGAGCTGGTGGCCCGCACTGGCCTGTCGCAGACCGCTTTTGCAAAGCAAGCGGGCGTCCCGCGGCGCACCGTGCAGGACTGGTGCGGCGAAAAGCGTGCGTGCCCCACATACGTCAGGTTTCTGTTGGCAGAGCATTATAATCTGCTATAACCTTAACCGGATGAAATCCGTGGGCTTTATATGACTGAAAGGAAGGTTGAATTATGAATAACAAAATTAAAAAGCCATATCTCATTACAGAAGATGGGGTAAGCCACTATGACGAGTTCTGCACCACGTTAAGCGGAGAGCTCACCTCCATCCCGTCTCCGTTTATGCCGAACAGGAAGCCGATGGTCAACAGCAGCTTCCCCGAAGGCAGAGTATACTCTGTGACCCTGCGGGAAAAGGGTGAACTCGGTGCAGAAGCCACCGTCCGCTTTGTCACCTACGAAGAAGCAAGAAGCTTCTTCAAGCACGCTTCTCTCCACTGCAAGACAGTCAGGGAAGCGCTTGCATAAAGAAACCCCCGATGCTCCAAACGGAACACCGGGGGTTTTGTGCCGCCAAAGCGGCAAAGTCTAAAATCAAGAGCGGAACCGCCCACAGGCAATGCCACTCTCTACAAAGGCCGGAGCCTTTCAAATCATAAATCGTATGGCGTATAATGCAAAGACGCATATACCGATAAAACCACGCCTATAAATGCACTATGCCAAAACGGAAGGACGGCTTTTAGAACGCTTGATGTCGCCCCAAAAATAATCAGAGCGAACAAAACACGGGACAAAAAGTGATATATTTTATTTGCCATAATTCGTATAAAATCGTCTCCCGCATGGTACGCACTGCAAGTAGGCGGGCAGGAGCCTGTATCAACGAAAAAGGCCCGCCATGATACGCATCGTTGAGAGGCTTGACGGGTTCAGATATCCACCCTAATGCGCTTCTTCGAGAGGCCGGGTGGATTTGTTGAGATTATTATACCACAATCCGTGCAAAAAGAAAAGCGGCAGACCCGAAAGTCTGCCGCTTTTTGAATTGTCAGAGCAAAAGCTCAAAACCAATCCCTAGACAAAATTATTATATCACACATCCAGCATTTTTTCAATGCCTTTCAGTCGGTAGCCTATCGCCGTCCGGCTGTAATGCATCTGTGCTGCAATGTCCGGCAGTGGGAGCCGCTCAACGTACCGCAGTAAGGCTATCTTACGGTCTACCCTCCCAAGCGGTGCGCTTTTAATGGCGGCGATCATCTCTGTCGGTCAAGTCCTTGCAGCGCAGCGGGCAGCACTACACGAGCCGCCGCCACAGGCAGCACCGAGCCAGAAAGGCTGCGGCAGCTGTCCGGCGTTGCGCACCATATTGCCAAGCACGGCAAACTGGTGACAAAACGTCACCAGTTTGTTGACATTGCCGAAATGGTATGTTTTCGTGAGGTCGCGAAAACGTGCGCAGACCATTTTCGTGATGCCACGAAATTGTTCTTGTGCGGCGAGCATCTCGGTGACGTCACCGAGATGCTCGTATGTAATGCTTGCCATAATATCACTCCTTATTGTGAACAATGAGATAACGAATTGCGGAAATTTTGACGATAACGCTATCATCCGGGTTGTTTTGTTGCACACCGCTGAGCGCAACGTATTCGCCATTTATCCACAAAATATTTCCTTCCAACCGCATGAGCCATTTTCCGCTGCCATCGAAATCAGCGGCATGATTATCCAAGTCGATTTCGAGGTAAAAACCATCGTTCTGTTTTGCAAAGTATTTTTGCAGAATAGAAGTGATTTCTTTCGTACTCATGTTTTCGGAATCAGCAATGACTTTGATGTAGTGGTAATGAAACATTTTTTGTCTCCTTACAGTGTAATTTCCTCAGCGTTCGCCTTGTCATCAGCATCCAGCGCATCGTAGTACGCCTGCGCAAGGGCTTCCACCTCTGCAATGTCGTCCTCCGTCAGCAGGCCGCTGTCCAGATGGGTGTACGCCTTATCCAGCCAGTATGCCACGTCACGTCTGGCGGCGATTTCCCGCTTGATGGAGCGCAGTGTCAGGTCATGCCGGGCTTTGCTTTTGATAGCCATGTGTACCTCCTTAGGTCATGGACGCAATGGCGTCCTCAAGATTTTTGACGACGAGATTTACGTCCCGCTGGTAGTCCAACTTGATGCCAGCACCGTCGCTCGCCTGCACCACCGTGTCGGGCGCGTAGGTAGTCAGTGCTTTGTAGGCGGCAATTTCGTCAGGGGTGAGCGGGGTTTCGATGGGGGTGGCGAGAGCGTAGTAGACTTTGCCCGGCTGCTTTTTACAAGAAGCGTTGAGCTGGTTGGCAAGGTTAGCCTTTACCAGATATAGGAATTGTCCATTTACCGTATTGAAAAACCATGATAAGCTAGTAAACGTACTAATTGCGTATGTTTTTTGGCCATTGGCATACAAGGCGATTGGCAATCCTCTTGGCACAAGATTGGCGTAGTCGCCAGCTTGTTCAAACTTAACGTTTTCACCGTCAACATCAACCTTGTAAATTCTCTGCACCCGCACCCCCTTTTCCAAGTCCACCTCGTCGCAAATCCACTGCTGTCCGTTCTCATCTGTGTAGTTGCCGCCAGAGGTGACAGGGATGCCGGAAATACCGTTGGGAGTGGGAAGGGTGAGAGTTTGCGTTTTGCCGTTCCCGTCGCTCAAGGTGACCGTTATGCTCCCGCCGTCACCAGCGCTCACGATAGGCACAGGTGCATCCAGCGTGGGTGTGCCGTCCTGCGTACTTCTGCCGTAGACAGTCAGACCGCACAGGGGCGCGGAGAAGGCATCGTCAACGGCGATGGGGTTGCCTGTCTCAGTGCCCACAAGGATGTTCTGCCGCGCCTTTACTGCGCTGATCGCGTCACCAGTGGCTTTTGCGTCAGCGGCTTCGCCCTCGTGGGTGAGGGTGGTGTCCAGTGCTACGGCAGGGCCGGTCTCACCTTTAGGGCCTTGTGGGCCGGTATCACCCTTGTCACCTTTCTCGCCTTTAAAGTCCCCGGCTGCAATGCCGTCCTTCAACTCCTGCAGGCTGTCAGCGGCCTCCTGAGCGCTCTGGTTGGCACTGCCTGCACTGGTGGCGGCTTCACTGGCTGCGGTCTGTGCGTCGGTTTTGGCCTGCTCTGCGGCGGTGGCATCGGTGTGCACGGCCACATAGCCGTCCACCACCAGCGAGGATGCCGGGTCTTTGCCGTCCGGAACGTGCCAAAAGGCACGGATGGTCAGCCCTTCCCACTCGCCGGAAGCGGTGACGGCAAGGCGGTACACGCCCCGGTTCTTGGTGTAGCCAAAGCGCACCAGCTGCTCATAGCCCGGCACTTTGACGACGCCATTGGATGCGAGAGATACGCTTTGCTCGATCATGTTTTACTCCTTGTTGATGGTAGGCTTCTTTTCTGCCAGTGCCTTTTTCATCATGCTGACGGCCTTTTCAATCACACTGTCCAGCACTTCATCGGTAATAAAAGGCTTCAGCCAGTCCGGCAGTGCGCCGCGCAGCGCAGCAAAGACCTGCGCCTTTTTCTTCGCGCCCTGACCGCTACCCATGATGCTGTCCTCAGCGATGGTCACGAGCTCCAGTGCCCAGAGCTTGACGTACTGCTTGTAACCCAGCCGGATAGCGCCAACAGCCAGCGCGGCAAAGCCAATGAGCATCAGTACCAGTGCGATGGGTGCGGGGATAAAGTTAAACATTGCTTCCATGATTTGTTACTCCTTTCAGCAGGTAGTTGTTAATATCGGATTTGCTTTTTTGCATACCTTCGCGGTTGTTGCCGGACAGCTGCGAATCCAAAAGATTTTGTACGCCAACGAGTACGAGACGCATCTCTTCATCGAGGCCGTCAAAGCGGCGCAGGTCTCTTGCAAGGGCCTGTGCGTGCTGAAGCTGTCCCTGTTCCAGCACGCCAAGTCTTTTTTCGAGCGTATCCATTCGCTTGTTCTGCGCATCGTCGGGGGCCTGTGCCTTTTTGATGTACTTGTGGATGATGTCCAGCACCTTGTCGATCGTGATGGCCGCAGCGCACAGGCTGCCCAAGATGCCAAGCACCCACAGTAAAGCTTCTTTTTCGGTCATTTACCCTCCCGGAGACGGGTCAGACCATTCTTGCTGATGATACCCGCATAGTCCTTGTATGCGTGGCTCATGTCAACATTAGTGCTCACGCCCGGCACGCTGGCGGTGCTGGTGTACTGCCACATGCCAAAGGGCCAGCCGGGAGCGGGCTTCTTCGTGCGGTAGGCAGCCAGCCACACGTCGTAGGGCTTCAGCGCCGCGCCGCCCATGTACAGGAAGGTACTGCCAAACCACAAACCGGTGTAGAGCAGAGCGTACACGCCCCAGCTTTCCACCGTGCTCAGAATGTAGGCCGTCAGGTCGGTCAGCGCGGCCTTGCCAAGCGGCTTCTGCACTTCGTCCTCGATGTCCACGGCCACCGGCAGCTCAAAGCTCCGGCCGGTGAGCAGCTTCTTGAAGTACGCCAGCTCCTTGTCAGCCTGCTCCCGGTTGACTGCTTTAAAGTAGCCATACACGCCGCAGGGGATGCCCAGCCGCTTGCATTCTGCATAGTTGCGGGCAAACTGTGGGTCAGTGTAGGGAGCACTGGGCCTGCCCGATCCGCTGTTGCCCATGGCGCGAATCATCACGCCGTCCACCTTGCCGCTCGCTTTGACCTTCTCCCAGTTGATCGTGCCCTGATATCGGGATACATCCATGATTTCAGCCATAGCGTCCTCCTTACTGCGTGATCTCCTCAAAGCCGCTCTTGATAAGAATTGCCTTGACCTTCTCCTTCAGCAGGCGGGGGCAGCGCTCATACAGCGCCTTTGCATCCTCCATAGTCTCAGCAGACATAATCTCCTGTGCCCACAACATTGCCATCATAAATACCATCCTTTCTAATTTTTGCGTAATTTTATGCATAAACAATCTCGCTCATTTCAAGCAAGCATTGCTTGAGCATCTCGCTTTCTTTTTTCAGTGTCTTGTTTTCTTCCTGCAGCGCCGCCACCGTTTCCGGTAGCTTCTCCCGGGCTTCCTGCTTTTTGCGCGCCTCTTCCTGCGCAGCCAGCTCTTCGGCGGTGTAGCGGATGTACTTCTGGATTGGCACCTGTTCCACCCATTCCTCCTGTGCCTGTACTCCGGGGCGGTCAACGATCTTCTGCACGTCCTTGCCACCGTTCGGATACTCGGTCACGGTCTCCCAGTGCCACTGCTCCTCCACGCCTTCCACGGCGGGGTGCTCCACTGGCTCGGTGTCGTCCACCAGATACCCAAGCGTCAGGTCAGGGTTTTCAATGGCTGCACCGTTCTCGTCAATGATCTTCATGGTTCAAAACCTCCTTTCTCAGGCCACACGCCGCCAGATGTGCACATAGTATGCGGCGGGCTGCACGGTATAGCTGCGGCCGTAGATAGGATTCGAGCGAGAAGCATCAAATTGAATATTATATTGGCTTCCAGAATGTCCAGTGTAACCGCCATAACTAGTGCTCTTTTCACTAAAAGCCAGAGAACCCTTAGCGGAAAGTACGTTAGCATCACCACTAAAGGGAGACCCGCCTACGTCTGTTGATTTTGTTGTAAAGCTGCCTGTGATGTTCGGCAGTCCGGCCTCCACCGTGCTTCCCGCTGTGTAGCCTGTGCCAGCACCCATCAGTACGCGGTTAAATGCAATCTCCTGCCATGTACCGCCGAACAGGGCAGCGGGGCTGGTCGTACTGACTGTTTGAAAAATACTGCCCACGGGGTAGGCCGCCAAAGTGCTGTCCGCAGAAAGTGTTCCGTCCGCATCGACCGTCAGACCGCTGCCCACCTTCACGCCGCCCAGCGTGGTGGCGGTGGCAACGGGAAGCTTTATGTTTTTCAGCGCATTGCCAACAGCCTTTGCGTCAGCCGGAGCGCCCTCGACGCTCAGCGTCTTGTCGGTGCTCACGATGGCCGCAGCCCTGTCCGCTTCAGCTTTGGCAGAAGCGGCAGAGCTTCCCGCACTCTTTGCGTCTGCGGATGCTGACTGTGCGTCTTTGCTTGCACTGGCTGCGGCGGTCTGGGCTGCGTTTTGGCTCTCTGCAGCTGCTGCGGCCTTTTTCGTCGCGGTGCTGGCTGCTCCGGTGGCGGTTTGAGCGGCTTGCAAAGCAGCCTGCTGCTGGCCTGTCACTTCCTCGGCATACTGCTTGACGTACTCCATGCCCTGTGCGATGTCCTCACGGACTTCCACGCCGCGCTCAGCCTTACGGATTCCCGCAATGGCTTCATCAAAAGTTTTATCCATAAAACACCTCCTGTCTCATTAGCCTGACATGTACCCTTTGAGTGATCGACTCAAGTCGTAAGCATCGGACGCTTTGCGTGCACTCAAAGCCTGCAGGTCGCTGATGCTGGAAAACTCAGTGCCAAATGTAAACTCCTTTTTATCCGGCGAATCCAACGGCTCAACAAGCTTGGAACACAGCAACCAGGTATCTACACCATGCGGTGCAGAGAAAATGTGAGTTTGCTTTCCAATTGCAATACGGCTGACATCAATATCAGCGTCTTTCAGATCGACCGCTTTGACTGTCATGCCGTTCAGATAGCGCAGATTTTTGGCAAGTTCTTCCTCTGCCGCATCCAGCAAAGACTGCGGCGTGCTTTCGATGCCTTCAATAAAGATCACTTTTGTGATGATGCCAAAAAGCTTTTGCGCAGCCAGATCGTTTGCGGTTTCTGTAATAGTTTCTCCCCACGAAAAAACAAGCCATGTTATCTTTTTGGCACCTACCGCGATCACCCGCGTGTAGATATCCTCTGCTTTGACGTAGTCGGTCAAATCCAGCAGGTTTGTTCCAAAAGCCACCGTCTGGCTGTTTTTATCGGTGATCGCCTGCAGATAGTCCAGATACCGGCGCGGTTTTCCGTCAGGATCTTCTGCATGGCGCAGCACCAGATATCCGCCGTACTTTTCCACCAGCTCACTCTGCAAGATGTCCCATGTAACGCCATAGTTTTTTCCATCGCCAAAGCTGTATGTAGGTTCCTTCACATCAAACAAAAAGCGAGAATCAGTCTTGCCGTTGATAGCAAGGATGTATTTCCCGTTTTGCTCGGTGATCTTAAAGGTCTTGGATTCAGATGCCTGCTCAACGTTGTAAATGGAGTACGTGCCAAAATTCTTGTTGCAAGTACCGCAGACGATTTCGGCTTTTTTCACTTCGACCTTTGCGGCGTACGTTTTGCCCTTTACATAGGCTGCAAACAGACGCACGCGGAAATTGTTGCTTCCAATCCGTGAAATAATGCGACCTTCCGCAATGTGCTCTTCATCGATTTCCCAGCTCAGGCAGGAAGCTTTGTTGATCTCTGTTTCCTCATAGAAAATATTCGTCTTTCCATCCACGGGATCTACAATTCCCCAATGGTAAATGTAATCTCCATCATTAGAATCGTAGCTGTAACCCACCTGCACGACTTTGATGCCGTCGATATAGGGCACGATCATGGGAATGTCCATTTGCACATTGCCAGGAGTAAAAGCTTTGTATGCATCTACCATTCCGTTGTGGTTATCGCAGATCCATTCCAAAAATTGCGAAAAGCTCACATTTTTTGCAGCGTACGGCGCAATGCCGCTATCATTCAGATATGCAAGCTCCCCTTCGCAGTAGATTTTCTGACGCATCAAAAAATCCTGTTCATGGCTCATGGGACGGCCCTGCCAGATGGAAACGCCGTCCTGTTCCACCTCTACCGTAGTGCGCAGCTTTTGCAGCGCAGAGTGTGCCACATTGCCCAGCGGCATGGTAAACTCAAAAGAGCCAGCTTTACCCACTTCGCGGGTCAGCGTGGGGCTGATGAGCTTTTTCGTGTCGGTAATATCGCTGATATCGTGGATACAGATCTTAGTTTTCCATGTGTCTACATCCGTCTGCACGCCAGCATAAACTTTATAGCTCATAGGCTTGCCCCCAAATACTTGATGCTGATGCTGCAGTCTGCCGATGCAGCAAAAACGAGGGTGCCCACCACGCCATCCGGCATAGTAAGCCCCTCGATATACTGCCAGTCGGTGGACTTGGCCAGAATGCCCACCTCAAAGCCATTGAGAGACACCGCGATGTTTGCGGCGGTCTCGCTGCGCTGGAAGTAGATGCCGGCCGCACGGGGCGCACCGGTTATGGACACTTGAACGTCTTTGTTTGCCTTGAGCGGGATATCCGTGTAGTTGCGCACGATGTCCGTTTCAAAGTTGAAGTCATCCCACAGCCAGTCGTTGGTGCCGTCGTAGACGCTGCGCTTGAAGGGGTTGCAGGTGCCGGTGATGGTAAAGGTGCTGGAAAGCCGGTCGCGGGAGGGTGTGACTTTCCAAAGCCCTTCCCAGTACCACGCCGGGTCTTCATCAAAGCGGCACTGTAGCCACTTGCCATGAATGGCATTGGCAATGGTGCTTTCGATGTAGGGCCACTTGCTTTTTGGCGCGTTGCAGAGCAGCTCCATGGTGATGGTGCGCTTTTTATAGTGCACCTTGCCGTCGTCCCATGTGGTCAGGTTCAGCAGCGAATCAGCGCCGGTGACCTGCACAAGGTATTCTTCCGGTTCTGCCGCGCCGATTTTAGGGCTGCCTACCTTGAGGTACAGCCCCCAATCTGTCAGGGTGTGAAAATTGCCGATTTTTGCCCCCAGAAGCTTTGCCATTACACACCCCTCGCTTTCCGTTCCACTGTCACGCCGATGCGTGCATCTACGTTGGTCGCCATGCGGGGCGACAGCACACCCACCAGCTCACCGGAGTCCATGACCACCTGACCCTTGCCGATGTCTGGCAGATGCTCGTCCAGCATCCCCTCGATGCGTTCCAGAATGCTGGTCTGCCGGTCAACAATGGACTGCTGGCCGGTAACGCGGTACTGCAGGGCTGCGCGGGTGGAGAAGGTGCCCAGACTGTCATACACGCCGGTCTTGTCAAAGGGACTCTGGTAGTGGCTGACAGGCTTCTGATTATTCTTCTTGTCCATCCACATGGCAAGGCCGATGCCGCCAGCGACTGCACCCACGCCCAGGATCAGGGCAAGGACGGGATTTGCTGCCACAAAGGACACGATGCTGCCCAGCGCAGAGGTGATGCCGCCTGCCATGCCGGAAAAGCTCTGCACGATGCTGCCAAGAGCGCCGCCCACGCCGCCGGAGCCTGCAAGACCGTTGACGATCTCACCAAAAGCCTTGACCGAATTGGTCACACCGTCGATATCGGATTTTACCCCGCCGTCAGCAAAAAGCTTCTGGAAGATATCAAACGCCTTGCCGATGCCACCGCTGAAGTAGCCCTCATTGACCGCGGTCAGTGCGTCCGTAAGCCACTTAGAGATCACGTCACGCTGCCCCTGCGATACCTCGCCCCAGATCAGATTGACAAAATCCAGCCCAAGACTTGCCCAGTCGCCGTTTTTGGCATCACTAAAGGCGCTTTTTACCAGCCCAAAAATGCCCTTATCCAGCTGGCCGGAAGCCTCGCTCAGCTGCTGGTCAATGCGGTTCTGGGTGCCCTTTACGCTCTTGTCGATGAGAGTAGAGGTCTCCGTCACCTTGTCTTGAACGCCGTCGATGTAGGTGATGATCTTCTCGTAGGTCTCCGCGCCGTTCTCGCCGATGCGCTGGCCGGTCTCTGTGACGTTCTTCTTGATATGCTCGCTGCCGTCCGCGTACTTTTCCACCGCCTGCTGCACCTTTGTGGTGATGCCGTCAACGGTGGTTTCCGAGACGTTGGTAAAGGTGCCCAGCAGTGACTTCGACATGTCATCATAGGTCTTTGTGACCTTTGTGACCGTTCCGTTGACTTTGGTCTCGACCTGTTTAAAGGTCGTGGCGACACCGTTCACCATCTCTTTTCCGGTCGTGGTGGTGGTCTCGGTGATGCGGTCTTTGATTTTGCCCGCGCTGTCCTTGACCTTTTCGGTAAGGGTCTGGATGCTGGTGGTCACAGTGCCCAGCGCATTTTGTGCGGTGGTGGTAGCCGTGCTGGAGATGGACGAAATGACCGTTTCGGTGGTGGACTTGGAGCCGGAGGATCTAGATTTTTTGCCAGTGGAAGAACCAGACGGGCTGGTTGTAATGGAGCTGCTGTTGGTTTCTTTTACTCCGTACTGCTTTTTCAGACGCTCGCCGTATTCTTTCCAGTAGTTTGTGTCTTTTTTTCCGGCCTTTTTGTTTTGGTAGTCGTTGTTAAAAGCTTTCTGGTAGACAGAATCCCAGTCTCCGTGGAAAATGCCTATTTCTCCGCTTTTCAGCGCGTCAAAGACAGCTTTCAGGCCAACAGCAGAAGATTTGGCCTTGTCAATGACGGTGGTAAGACCCGTTATTTTCCCGATAAGGCCACTCCATCCGTCAAGCTTATAAGCTTCCTGTGCTGCGACGACCATGTCGTTCAGCTTGCCAATCGCAACGCCGATTCCGCTGCTCAAGTCACCTGTCATAAGACCGGCCAGCTGCTTCACGTTGTCCTTCAGGGTAGACACGCGGCCATTCATGGTCTGGCTCTGGGTGTCCATGCTGTTGTAGTAACGCCCGCCCTCTTCAGATGCGGCCTGCAAAGCCTGCGTCAGCAGATCATAACTGATGGTCATCTTCTGCACTTCGGCGGTGGACTTGCCTGTGTAGTCGGCCAGAATGCCATACACGTCGATGCCGGCATAAGCAAACTGCTTGATATCGGCCGCTGTAGCCTTGCCGGTGTTGGCGATCTGCTGCAGGTTCTGGGACATGCGGTTCAGCTCGTCGTTGCCGCCGCCGGTCGCAGATACCGCGTCGCCCAGCGCCATGATGGTATTGCGGGCATAGGAAGCGTTCTCGCCTGCAGAGATCAAGTATTGGTTTGCCTTTGTCAGGGACTCGACATCAAACGGGGTTTTTGCCGCATCTTCCTGGATCTGGCTCATGACCTGCTGGGCGGCTTCCGCGCTGCCCAGCACATTGGTAAAGCCAGTGGTGTATTTCTCGATTTGGGCGTTGTACTCGATGCCGGAAGAGATGAACCCCTCTGCGGCACTGAGTGCAGCAGAGCCGAGCTTCGAGAAGACGTTCGCCATGACCGTGCCCTGTGTAATGGCGTTGGCCAGAGATTTGCCGGACCCCGATGCGGCATCCCCAAAGCTGTTCATGTACCCTTCCGCAGTCTTTAGCCCCTGTGCCGTGGTATTGAGTTGGGCCTGAGCTTCTTTCAGCTTCTGGGCAAATTCCTTAGTTTTTTCGGAGGTTTCCCCGGTCTCTTTCCGTGATTTCTGATAGGCTGCCGTAAGGTGAATGACCTCACTGTACAGCCGGTTATAATCCTTCATCATGGTGGAGACAGCGGTCTTAGTCTGAGACTTTGCCTCTTCCACGCCCTGCCGGTAGGCGCTGTCGTCCAGCCCAAGGGTGGCGCTCAATTCAAAAAGTTTCAGATTTCATCACCCCCGTTCAAGCCATTTTTAATGCGTGCTATCACTTCATCAGCGGACGGCTGCGGCGGCTGTGGGCGGTTTTCCACAAGCCCGGCCACCATGTCGTACCAACGCTCTTCCGCGCCTATAAGGTGTGCCAGAGCGTCCGTCATGTACGCCTGATAGCTGAGCATGATGCGCTCTTGCCGCAAAGCGTTCAGGCAGTGCTGCAAAATGTACGGCCTGCCAAACAGCCGCAGTGCGTCCGGGCTGATGGAAGAAATCAGGCGTCTGTACCCGCCAGCACCAACGGCAGACACCAGAGCAAAAAATCCATCACATCATCGTTGTTCAGAAGTTCTTTCACTGCGCGCATCTTCTTGAACGGGCCGATGTTTTCAACCACCCCGTTTTCATCCACGTCCGGCTCATAGAGCAGCGGAAGCAGCTTTGCGGTGGCAGCGGCATTGTCGAACAGCAAGCTTTTTGCCATAGCCTGAATGTTCTTTTTTGCCTGTTCCTTCTTCTTCTGTTCCAGCTCCTCCGGTGTTTCCTCGCCGGTCAGGACCGGCAGAACCTTGCGCAGCTCCATGATTTTGGATTTTTCCAAGACCTCCTCTGCCACATCGGCGATCTGCCAGCAGTGGCGCAGAAACTCTTCATCGGGCAGCTCTGTCAAAAATTTCATACGGTGTCCTCCTTATACTGCGGCCTTGGGGCTGTAATACCATTCCATAGGCACGGTGTCATCGCCCATCCGGGGGCAGCCGGTCAGAGTGATGGACAAATTGCCCTTGCCTTTGTCGGTGGTCTTGAGGGACATACCGCCGGTGGAGAGTGCATTCATCAGCTTGACGGCCACAAAGCCGCCGTCGATGGTGTCGCCAACCCACCAGATGTCCTTGAAGTCGCCGGTGCTGGCTGTCGGATCCAGCGTCATGCGGGGGGTGACCTTCTTTTCGCTCACATCCGCTGCACCCAGTGCCAGCTTGATAACATCCGTTGTGACGTTCAGGGCTGTAAAGGCCAGCGTGCAGTCGTAGTCCTCGATCTGCATCAGCTCTGCGGTGTTTTTCTGGCAGTTGTCCACATCATCGCCAAGGTCTGTGATGTTGGGCTTGCACTCTGCCGTCACGCCGCCGGAGGTTGCGCAGATGATGTCTGCATCCTGAATTTCGGTCGTGCCGGTCGGGTCAAACTTGTTCAGCACGACACCGGCATTGATCTGCATGGACTTGAATGCTTCTGCGCTGATCTTGGTAAACTTTCTTGCCATATTGCTCCTTACTCGCAAAATTGCGTGATTTCAAAATTGAGATATTCGCACAGATACCCTTCAGGCGGGTTGTCGAGGGGTTGTGCCCACGGGGTGCCTTTTTGCAAAAGAATAGCGCCGCCCTCACAGGAAAGCGTTATGCTGTCCTCGAGGGCCGCGCTGATCGTATCTTCGGTTTGCAGGATGGGGGCTCTGCCGCCCTTACTGGGGTACCACAGCCGGGCGTGAAAGGATGCCGTTTCGTTCCACCCGCCGGGGATGGTGGGCTTGTAGGTCAGATAGGGCAGTGAAGCGGCAGGAGGAATGTTATCTTCCAGATAGCCCGGGATCCCAAAGCCGTTGAAAAAATCGTTCAGCGCCCGGTTGATGCTCTCAGACGGCCCCATTACGGCAGCACCGCCTTTTTGCACTTGACGGCCCGCAGCCCCATGCCGGATTCCGGAGGGGCTTTGCCCTCATCTGCCGTGCTGGTGATCTGGAAGGTCTGCCCGCCGTCCACCCGCTTGATGTAGTCTGGGAAAGCCAGCGGAACTCCGGTGTTGACAAGCAGGGTATAGGTGGAGGCGGTGTCAGCCTGCTCTGCCACCTGAGCTTCCACGGTGGTATCGTGACGCTCCACGGCCTCAAACTCTGGGCCGTCCTTCCAGCCGGACACAAAGCCGCCCACGCCGTCCGGCTCATAGCTGCGGGTCTGAAAACGGTATTTTTGGGTAAAGCTCTGCATCACGGTGGATGCAGTGAACGGATTGACCATGTCACATCTTCCTCCAATGATTGATCTCGGATTTATAGCGGGTCTTGCCGTCTGCAGGCAGGCCGTCCGCGCCTGTAGCCATCGTGCCGGACCACCCGGCAAAAGACTGGGACACATACACGCCGCCGGACGGCAGTGCCTTGTCGTATGCGTCGATTTTTTCAGCCAGCGCCACAAAATCAGGCGGCACGCGCATGGGCTGCACCGTCCCGGTGAAGGTCTCGGCGGTCAAATCGCCGTCCCCGGCCTTGTGCACGCCGTCATTGAAGATGGATCCGCACACGAGGAAATACTGCCCCGGCACTACCCCGGCGGGCACGGTATCCGGCTCAAAAGCAAACTCCCCGGCAACGGGATCATCTGCCCGGTCAAAAAAATTGTGCGTGTAAACGCACAGCTCTGGGACGGTCATGCAAAGTCACCCCCTTGCAGGTTAGACCGATTCACCCGGGGTAATGGTCTGGACAGAGATGCCGTCCAGGTACTCAGCAAACAGGGTCACGCCGGTGATGGCGAAGCTCTCAGAGACGGCGGTGGTGTAGTTGCCCTGGGTGTGGAAGCCGATCAGGTTGCTGGCCTCGCCTGCGGTGGTATACACAAGCCCAGCCTTGGCGTAGTCGCTGTCGGAGGGGTCAACGTAGTACATCACGATGTTGTCCACGGGGGTGGCAATGACCTTGCCCTTTGCGATCTCGCCGTCGGACAGCAGGAAGATGGTGTTGTAGCCCATGAAATCCTTGATGTACTGGAAGCCGTACTGGTTCTGGATGGTGATCGGGGCGGTGCCCAGGTACTCCGCCACGTCCAGGACGTTGGCAAAGCCCACAACGCCGGTGACGGTGCGGTGCATATTCTTGAACTTGTTCTCCACGCTGCCCTTTGCCATGGCCAGAGCCATCTGGAAGGTCTTGGGGGTGCCCTTCAGGCTGCCGGTGTTCAGGTACTTGTAGAACTTGTCTGTGACCTTTGCGGTCAGGTCGAACAGGAACTCGTCGTCGGTCTTCTGCACGGCCACATCATAGCCATAGTTCTGGATTGCCTCCAGGGAGACGGCCTTGGCGTACTTTTCGATTGTGATCTTGCCGTAGTCCTTCTCCTTGACGGTGTACTGGCTGTAGGGGATCTCCTCGCCCTCTGCCACGGTGCCGCTCTGCAGGGTGCCCTGGGCGTACTTGCTCTTCAGCACGGTGCCGGGCTGCATCCGAATGGGACGCATGATGCCCATGATCTCCCGCAGGTGCTCCCAGTTGCGCTGGAAGCGTGTCACAAAGTCGATTTCCCGAGGGTTGACGGTGATCTCGGTAGTGGTGATCAGATTGGTCTTTGCTGCCATGTGTTAGTCCTTTCCGCCGCCTGTAAACAGGTCGGCATTTGCAGCAATCGCGGCCTGGCGTTCGCCAGCGTCCTTGATTGCAAAAATTTGGTCTTTGGTCATTTTGGAGCCGGTGTTGGTGGGCGGGGTGTCCACCTTTGCGCCGGTGGTAGTCGTAGTGCCTACGAAGTCGCTCCAATCAGCTTTCAGGCTGTCGGTGTGCTTCTTGGCGTCCTTGACCTCGCCCTTATCGTCCAGCTCCAGCTTGTCGATATCCTCGCCAGACAGCCGCACAACGCGGTCTGCATACTTGTCCAGCACCCCGGCGGCCTTCAGCAGCTCCCGGAACTTGGCTTCCTTGGCTGCGTGGGTGTCCTTCTGGGTCTGCTGAGCCTTGTAGTCGGTCAGCGCCTTTTCAGCGGCTTCCTTGCCGCCGTTGGCTGCGTCCCGGTCCTTTTCGGCTTTGGCGAGGGCTGCGTTCTTCTCATCGATCTGGTTCTGCAAGGTGTCCGTTTCCTCATGCAGCACGTCCAGAATTTTCTTGAGCTTGCCGCTGGTGTCGGTCGTTTCATCTTCCAGAATCGCCCGGAGAGTCTTGCGTTCGAGTGCCATGTGATAGTCCTTTCTGCCCTTGCTCGGGCTGCCATGCTTGGCAATAAGGTTTTATTTGCCGGACGTGCTGCCGGTGTGGTGCCGCTTGTGGGGCTTGAACCCACGGCCCCCGGATTAAAAGTCCGGTGCTCTGCCAGACTGAGCTAAAACGGCATAAAAAAGCGGCTGACGCTGTGCGCCAACCGCTGAGTATTAAATTTTACGGCCTTGTTTCCACGCTGGGCAGGATGTCTGTATGGAAGTAGAGCTTGTAGTGGTAGGGGTCGGTATGGGTGCCGGTGATGTCCTCTACCACATACATGGTGTAGTCGTTCAGATAGATGTAGTTCTTGCGGTAGGTGCCTGGGCCAATTTTCACAGTGCACACCAGCTCGTTGTCCGAGTTGTTGGAGATGGACATATAGCCCTCGGCTTCCATGATCACCTTGTCGGTGCGGGCGTTGTAGACGGTGATCTTGCGCTCGCTCTCAAAGTAATCGGCCTGCTTGGAGATGTTGGCATTGGCCTTGGAAGCCTCAGAGCAGCCGCACAGAAGCAACACAGCCAAAAGCATGATTGCGGCAAAATCTTTTTCATATTTATTCTCCTTTGCGAAAATCCAAGCATTCTTTGATAACAGCTACCTCTTCTTTGCTGAATATCGGCTTATCCGCGTAAACCGATACCGTTATCTCAACCTTTGCTCTACCCTCGCCATAAACCAAATCGCAAAGGGCTTGCAAGTTTTTAGTGGCTTCTTTTCCTTCCTCTAAAAACTTTTTCCTCAGCACTTCTTTTTCTCCGCAGCTCTCGATTGTTAAGAGCTTCTTTTTGGTTTCCTCAATATCTTTTTCTGCCTGTTCTGCAATAGCAAGTCCTCTTTCTTTGAGAAAACAATGCATTGTGAGCAAATCTTCAAGTCTCTCTTTTTCTGTCATGTTATTCTCCCTTCTCCGCTTCTTCCACGGCGATCTGCCGCAGTTCATCAATGTGATCTTCCACCGCCGGGCGGAGGAATCCTTTACCCTCGTTGGCTGCTCTCATACCCCGGGTAAAGTGCCACTTGCCGTTGAAGTCCTTCCAGACCCACGGCGTTTTGCGCCCGTTGCCGTTTGTGGCGTGAACGCCCGTGCCCAGCTCCACATAGACGCTGTAAAACAAATTGCTGCCGATGGTCACGGTCTTTTTTGTAAGGTCGAGGGCATAGGTCAGGCTCTGCTTGAGCGCGCCGCCCACATAGCCCTCAATATGGGTGCTGTTCTCTGCGCCGGTAGGCACAAGCAGTTGGGCGTAGTCCTGCACCGTCATTCCCCAGCGGGTCAGCACCCGCTCCGCCCATGAGTCCAACGCTTCATGCAGCTGCGGGGTGTTGTCGGTGAATTTGATGTTGTATTCAAATTTCATCGTTTAAACCAGCTATCTACTTTCTTTTGCAGTCGCTTTTGTGCGCGCTTGTATGTAGAACTTGTAATTTCTCTTTGGCCTCTATTTGGGTCGTAATGCTCCCGAAAATACTTTTTTGCTCTTTCTCGTTCTGCATTTTCAGGGTTCCGCTTCGGATTATCTATCCCAAGTTCTTTAAGAATAATATTCCTTGCAAAAGTTGTTTGTTTTGATGTGAACTCCGGTTTTGGGTAAGTGTCAATGTTGTGGAACGTGACTGCACGACTGATTTCACGTTCTATCGCATCTGTAGCAACCCAAGACTTTTTTAGCCCTTCAAACGTGTAATTCTTTGCACCAGCGAAGTTTGGGTTGTTTAGAACCCGTTCTGCTTGCTCCGCATAGGTTTTGTATGTTTCTGTTTCTCTTACAAGCTTTACTGCTTGCGCGATCTGCTTACTTTCGACAGATGAAAATCCAGCCCCTTTCGCTTCGTTATAGTCCGTTTTTGAATAGTTGCCGCCCGCTCTCGCGGAGCTGCCCGAACCTCGTTTACTCACGGTAGTGCCTCCTCTCGTATTGAAACGGCTTGATTTTGGTCACGTTCCAGTCAAATTCTGCCGGGCACTTGCCGTACCACAAAATACCGCTTGGTTGCAGCACTTCCAGCGCCTTGCGGCAGTGTTTGGCAAAGCATTCTGCTTCGTACGGGTCAGACTGTGTGCCGTGGCTCGAAATGCTCACGATGGCGTTTCTGGGCTCACCATCAAAGCACCAGTCATAACTTTGCTCGCCGCACCAGCAGAGCGTTGGAATGACGTGGATGCCGTGCGCCTGCCAGTATGCAGCCAGCCAGTGCTTTTTGTAGTGCATGAAAAGCTGCACTGCAAGCGGCATATCGCTGTAAAGCGAAAAATCCGGCGAACATACCGCGCCGAACTGCTGCAAAAGCGGGATATACTTGTCAGGGTTGTTCCAGAACCGTTCAAACTGGTAATCGTCCTTGTAAAAATGCACGCCTTTTGTGGCCTTGTCTTTGGCCGTCAGCGCATAATTGACCGGGATCCATTCCAGCTTGTCAATGCGGATGTCCGTTTCCGGCTTGATTTCAGGGATGCCATACTTGCCAACGCCCGGAAATATCATTTTCTCGGTGTTTTCCATCGGCAGAATCACGGTTCATCCCTCGGTTCTCGCTTTTTCTTTAAGATACGACCGCACTCAGGGCAAAAATTCAGCTGTCCGGCACGATGCGTTACCGTACCGCACACGCCCGCACCTTTCCTGTGCGTTTTTGTGATAAGACTGACTTGAAACGTGGTGTAAAGGCCGTTCTCCCCTTTGGGGGAATTTTCCTTCCACCACGCAAGCCTCTCGCAAAATTTGCAAGGCTTCTTCTCATCCATGCTTTGCAGCCTCCTTTTTTCTCTTGCGTTCTTCCGCCCACCACATTTGTTCGGCTTCCGTGCCGCCTTTGGCTTTGTACCACTCGGTGTAATTCATGACAGGCGTGACCTCTTTTGTTACGTTGTCCCGCTGCATGGCGTTCTGCCGGGGGTACTTGCCCAGCGCAGAGGACAGCACACAGCGGCAGTGGTAGACCATCTCCGGCGCTGCGTTTGGGTCTCCAGGGCGCTGAATCTCGTAACCCATGACCTTGAACGGCTCGTCAAGCTCTGCCGTCTGCTGGTCAAGCAGGCGGTGCATTTCACGGGTACGGTAGTCGTGGGTGGAATTCCACCGCTTTTTGACCTCGATGCCAAGCGCCTGAGCGTTGTGCATCTGCTGCAAAGCCCCGGCGTTCTGGGCGCTGGTAAGAGCTGTGATGGCGTTGTTCATAGCCCAGTGCACTTCCGTGTCTGCCATGCCCTTCACAGCCTGCACCGCAATGTCGTGGACGCTCTTGCCCTGCACGATGCCCTGCATGACGTAGCGGTTGAACACCCGGGCATCATAGGTGCGGTTGCTCTCGCTCTTGATGCGCTTGTTTGGCACCAGCTTGGGGTTCTCCTTCAGCAGCAGCTTGACTGCCTCGGTGTTGTACAGGGTCAGCCCGAACGTCACGCCTGCAGCCTGTTCCAGCTCGTAGAACGCCCAGTTTGCGCCAAAGGAAAAGATGTTGTATTGCTCGTCCCGGGCCAGCTTATAGGCCGTCTGCTGGGCTGTGGTGCAGGTCTGGGTGATGCCGTCCAGCTTGTCCCGCATCAAATCAGATTGAAAGACCTGATTTTGCAGCCAGATGCGGTAATCCTCTTCGGTGATTTCTCCTGCATCCAGCTGCGCCCGCTTGCGCTCGTCCAGCGCTCGGTACTTCCCCAGGAACTCGGTGAGCTGCTCGGTCATCTCCCGGCGGGCGGTGCCGTATACCCGGAGGATGCGGCGGCGCAGGCGGTTCAGCTGGCGGGTGGAAATGCGGTCACGGTCGGTCATAAGCCAATCGCCTGCGCAACGGCCAGAAAGCACCCAGCCACAATGGCAAAATCAGCGACGAAAAGCATCACATCGATCAATCTTCCCAGAGGATCATAAATTTTTCTGTTTTTTTTCATCGGTGTCTCCCTCATCGTCCACGGTCTCCCGTGCTGCGCTCTCAGCCATCAGCGCGGCCTTGGCCTGCTCCTTTTGTTCCGGGGTCAGGTTTGGCAGCAGGTCGATTGCCATGTCCTGCCCGATAATGGCGGCCTCGGAAATCACCATGCTGACCTGCTCAGCCGTGTTGGTGATCTTGCTGCGGTTGAATGCCGGCATCGCGTTGTCAAAGCCAGCCAGTGCGCAGATCTGCCGGATGAACGGCTTGACCTGCGCCTCAAAGTCGTCTGCGTTCTGGTTCAGCGGTTCATAGGCCGCATCCAGATGGTCGTTGGTGCTGTCCGCGCTGACGCAATGCACATCCAGACCGCCGAAGTCCTCATACACCCGGGTGTGGAGCAGCTCCAACAGAGCCTGCCGAGCCGTCACAGGAATCTCGGTGGTGTATGGGGTGATCTTTCCGCCCTCGCTGGTGTCTGCGCCTGCAATGTGGTACAGATTCAGTTTGACAAGGAACTCCTGCAGCTCGTCATCGGTCATTCCGTTGAAGTTCTCGCACAGCCAGTAGATCTGCGAAAAGTCTTGCAGGTCATTGCAGAAGCCAGACATCACCAGATCGGTGTTGTCAATGTAGGCTTTCAGCCCCACAAGGGTGCTCTGGTGCAGGTCGGAGCCCCACAGCGGCACAATGGGAAGAGCGCTGTAGTTTTCGCCCTCCACGCTTTCCAGCCCGCCGCCGGGTGTGGTGACGGTCACACTCTTGTACGCCCGCTTTGACGTTGTCTCCTTCATCACATTGCCGATTTTGCTTTCCGTGTACTCGGTAAAGCCGTCCAGCTCGTACAGGATATAGTGCATATCCGTGTCAGGATTCAGCCGCCAGAAGCGCACGCCCGCCTGCAAAAGGCCTGTCTTTTCATCGTACAGGGGAGCAAACTCGGTCAGCTTGAAAACAACCAGATGGTCGTTGTTCCAGAATCCAAAGCTCTCGCCATGGATCAGGGCGAAATATCCGGCTTTCTGGATCTGCTCGTCGAAGTTCTGCCCCAGTCTGTCCTTGTCCACGCCCTCGTCCGCAAAGACCACACCGTTGCCGAGGGAGTAGGTCGCCCGCTGCTTGTTGAGCCGACGGAAAAGATTGCTCTTGACCATATCGGGGTGTAGGATGTCCTGCTTGGTGTTTTTGGACAGGCGTTTCAGCATCAAAGCGTAAGCCTGCGCGAAGCGTTCTGCCCCCGGGTTTTTCTGTGCGTCGTACAGGTCGGCATCCAGCGCCATCTTGTACGGTCCGGAACTGCAGTGCTGCTGCACGAACCGCCGGATGAAATCAGGCTGTTCCCCGGCGGCTTGCGCCTGCTGGAAGGTCTGGAATGTGTATACAGTGCTCAAAATCAATCCCTCAGTTTCACAAGGCGCTTTGTGCGCACGAAATAGCGGATAGCGTCCATGCAGTGGTCGTTGACCTTCAGCACGGTGTCGTCTTTATCTGGATCCCAAGCGTACACGCCGAACTCTTCCAGCGTGTGCCTGCAGTCTTTGTATATCTTCAGCCGCCCGGCCTGCAGCATGGTCTGCACGTCCAGAATGCCGCTCAGAACGTCGTTGTTTGCGGGAGTCTGGGTAAAGCCGTTCTTGCGCAGCTCTGTAATCAGGGGCAGGGCAGAGGGGTCAACGATGACCCGCTCCGGTTTCAGGCCATCCAGCCACGCTTTGAGATCTGCGACGTACTCTCCCACGGTCTTTTGCCGCTTCTGCTCTCGCCCGCTGTAGTAATACTCCCGGGTGACAATCCAGCGGTCTACATCTGCCTGTTTTTGGATCAGCAGGAACACCGTTGCGTTCTGGGTGCCAAAGTCGCAAGCCACATAAGCGCTCTTTGGAGACAGCGCAGGAAGCACATCAACAACGTGCTTCTTGCGGTCGAACATGTCATATACAAGGCCCTCGGCCACCGTCCACAGGCCCAGAATGTAGCGCTGATAGAAAACGCCGCTGTACTGGCTGCGGTATCTGGCCTTGATGTCCTCGGAAAGTGACAGGTTGTCGTCCATCGTGAAATGGAGATACATCATCTTGCGGGAACGGCATTTCCGCACCCACTCCAGATAAAACCAGTGCTGTGGGCTGCCCGGGTTGCAGTTAAACCAGAACTTTGACCCGGTGACAGAGCATCGGGCCGTGGCCTGGTTGACGAAGCTCTGCGGCATCAGGGCCACCTCGTCGAAGAACGCCCCGGCAAGGGTGATGCCCTGGATCAGGTCCTGGCTGCTCTCGTCCTTGCCGCCAAAAAAGTAAAACTCGTTGGTTCTGCCGCCCTTGCTGACGGTCATGCAGTTTTCTGCCCGGTGCTCCTTGACGTTGTAGCCACGGGCCGCAAGCTGCTGCTTGAGTGTGCCCAGCACGTTGCGCCGGAAACTGGCGATGGTCTTTCCACACATGGCAAACTGCTGGCCGCTGTAGCAGGTCATAGCCCACTGGACGAAAGAGAAGCTCATGGCAAAGGTCTTGCCCGAGCGGATAGCTCCATCGGCAATGATGCCGTTGTAGCTGCTGTATGCGCTCTGCGGTGTCCACCAGCAAAGAACCTGCTTTTGCCGCTGGCTGAGGGCTTTCCAGCGAAAACCGTTACTTTTCCGCATGGTCGTCCTCTTCCTCTGGCAGCATCTCCACGTCATCCGGTGGGCTGATGTCTGCGGCAGCATTCAATGCCTTTATCAAGCCATCATCGTGACGCTCTTCCTGCTCCGCTTCTTTCGGCTTATCGCTCCAGCCAAAATTAACTTGCAGGCTGAATCTTGCCCCGCTGTTTCCGTCGCGATCATAGAGCCGTTCTTCGGCGTATCTCTCGCATCGAAGCTTCGCGCGCGTTATCGTGTCAGAAAACTCAGCCTTTCCTTGATAGTCAATCAAAGATTGCCGAGACTTAAAACCCAACGCCAAAGCTAGACCGGTGACAGTTTCTGGACGTTCGTCGATTTTTATCACGTTTCCGTATTTGTCCAAAACAGGCTTTCCGGTTTCGTCTTCTAGGACGCTCCCTTCACAGCTTTTGAAGAACTCTTCGATTTTTTTCTCAAGTTCTTCTTTGCTCTCAAAGACGGGCGGTCTGCCTATCCTTTTGTTTTTGCTGTAGGCCACCGCCACCACCTTCCTAAATCCACGATTTCTGTTTATTCAAGCCATTCAGCCACGATTTTGTTTATCTCTGCTCTGGATTTCTTTTCGCGAATTGCATCGCTCACATCAAGAACAATGTCATTCGAAGAGCTGCCCGAACCTCTTTTACTCATTCTTGGTGCTCTTCTTTCTGCGCTTGTGCCGCATTTGTCCAAACAAAAACAAAAGCCCGAAACTGCTCAAGCTAAATCTCAAGCTATTTCAAGCTAAAAATCAATATGCCACCAGTAGGATTTGAACCTACAACCTGCCGATTACAAGACGGTGGCTCTTCCAGTTGAGCTATGACGGCATATAAGCAGCGCCCGTGCATTCAGTTCGTTGGACATGCGTCAAACGGTGGGCGCTGCTGCATCCGGAACTTTCGCGGCCGGATGCCCCGCTATTGCGCTGCCCCCTCATAGGGCACGCAAGCACTCCCGGCAGGGCTCGAACCTGCAACATGCGGTTTTGGAGACCGCTGCTCTACCGCTTGAGCTACCGGAGTATAAAAGCCGCCCTTGGAATCGAACCAGCCGTGTCTACACACACGCGCCGCGCTCCAAACTGCGCTCAGGCGGCATATAAAAACAGCTCCGGTTTTCCGCCGGGGCTGTTGGTTGGCGCACATCCTGTCAAGAAAGCTACACCTTGGCAAGGATTCTAAGGCCTTTTCTTGGCACGGGAGGTTGTACACGTGCGGCCTTGCGGGTTGTCTAGTCCATGCGCCATACGGTGCGATACGGCGGAATCGAACCGCCTCCTGTCTCTCATGAGCGGCAGGCTGCCTTTGTGTCAGTGTATCGCATAGAAGCAGCCCGCGAAACGTGAAGAGAGAACAAAAACCTACAAGCTTGAAAGGAGGAAGAGGAAAATGCCAAGAAGGGACACGTTTCGGAGGCTGCGTGGCAAGCGTCTCACCGCTTTCGGCGGTTCCGCTTATACCAATTTTACCACATCTCACATGTAACAACAATAACGACAACATGTAAGAAAATTACATAAATTGATGCCAAATCTGCGCAAGCTGCTTGCATCCATCCCGCACATACAAAGAAACGCGGTTTTCGTTTGGCAGACCAAGACTGCGGGCCACGACGATCTGCTTTTGGTTCTGGACGTAGTAGCCATACAAGCATGCCTGCATCATGTCACTGCTTTTGGTGCCTGCAATGTACTTGATTCTGCGCTTTGCTTCCACCCGCAAAACTTCTAGCTCGGATTGCAGCTCTTGCATCTTGCGCTCGTTTTCGTCTGTTTCTTCGGCGCAAAATGCGATTTTGTCTCCGTGCCCGGATCCTCCGGGCATTCCGGTCATGCTGGCAGTGCACTTCGTGGCCTTGTCATGCGCTTGCCGGATGTCCAGCTGGATACGGTCAATTCGGTCGTCCATAGTCCGAAGCTGCTTAAACCACGACTTGACGGTGTGGTAGTCCACGCCAGTGCTGGGATTTGGCGTGTCGGTGTCAGGTGTCCATGTGTGGATCATGCCGCATTCCCTCCCGTGGTATAAAAATAAAAATAGAAAGTGCTACGATTACAGCCGGAATCACAATTTCAGGTTCTTCCATTGCAAGCCGAAGAATAAGCAAGTATCCGGCAAACAGTACAAAACAAAAGCTTAAAAAGCCAAGCGTTGCAAATCCCATATTACTCCTCCATTTCTTCAATCCAGATCTCCACTCTGGGGTTTTGTTTGTCGTAATCCACCCTGCTGCCATCGTGGGCGGCGACAATCTTGCTGTTGTCATCCTCCAGTACGTGGGCTTTTACCAGAATGTCCGTGGTCGCCTCGATGAGGTTTGCCAGATCGACCCGGCGGGCGGTTTTCATGTAGTACACGCACCTCACGTTCACGCGGGCAGAGATGGGGCTGTGCGGCCTTTTGATTTGCCGCAGACAGTCCGTCTCATAATCCACGTAAGCCTTGCTAGGGGCTATGAATGGGGTCTTTCTGCCGAACTTTGTGAACTTGTACAGGATGCGCTGGCTGTTTTTTTTGGTGACAGGGTTGCCGTAGATGGTCAGCTTCATTCACCGTCCTCCACGTAACACCAGCTTTGAGGCGGACGGCAAATGGTGCATCCGTCGATTTTGCAAGTCGGTGGAATCATGTAGTGATAAGACGGTTCATAGTTTTCACAACGCCGATTTCCGCAAACACAATTTGGTCTGCCCATTCTCCAAAAACCAAATCTTGAAAATTCATCAAGGTCTCTGGGCTTGTCATAAATCTTCAGGTCAGAGATGTGCCAGCCGTAGCCATTACGACCTTGCAGATATTTTTTAACGGTTTCTTCGGTCAGGCAGGCGGCTTGAAGCAGTGCATCTGCCGGTTTATACCACCCGTCCGATGTCAAAATGCTTATGTCCATCATCGTTCCGACGTGGACGAGCTTGTCGATTTTGTCGCAGGTGAACTCGCCGATCACTCTGCTGTCCATTTTCTGCACGCCAGCCTTGGGCGACTTCATAACCCAGCCATCGTGACCGGTGCAGTAGATGTACACCTTAAACGGCGTTTCCAGTTTCGGACGGGTCTTGCGCACCTCAATGGTTTTTTGCCCACGAATGATGAGGTCGCACCATTCAGGCCGGATGCTCAGCAAGATAGCTTTCATTTTTTCATCATCCCTTCCATTGCCAGCTGCTCGCACTGCTTTTCAGCTTCCCTGCGCTGCTGGTCATACTCAAACAGCATATCTGCGTACTCATTGCCCACCCGGCGGATGGCCGTTTCCAGCATCTCCGTCACAAGGTCGTGATACTTGTCCGCGCCCTTGCGGCTGTTTCTGGCAGCTTCCCGGGCTTCCCACAGGTCGGTGAGTTTGTCCCGCCTGTCGGCGGTGATCTCGCCATAGCCGTAGGCATCCTGGATCTGCTCCATGCTTTCCCAGCCTTCCAACTCAGCAAAGGGGTCAGCTTCAGCCTTTGCCATGCTGCGGGCTTTGGTCTTTTTCTTGACGTACCGGGTCAGACCGTCCCGCATCACGGCGCGGGCATCGTCCATCGCCTTGCGGATGGCCTTGGCTTCCCGCTCTTTCTTGAGCTGGTCGGGCTGGCTGGCCCATTCGGCCATCAGCTCGGATTTCGTTTTCGGTTTCATCTGCTTACCCCCATTGTTCGGACATAGCCTTTGCAACGCCCGGAAAAGTTTTTGCACGGTTCTTTGCACGGTCAGTGGTAAACATGCCCTTGTGTTGCTCACCGTGCTTATGCGAGTAAGAGCCGGACGGGCACCATGTCGCGGTAGGTTCTACAATGTTTGTCGGGTGCAGCGGCGGTACACCGCGCTCCCACAGTAACGTTTTCTTGCTGTATGGATGTCCGTACTCGTAGGGCTGTATTGCCTGCGTAGGCTTTGGATAATCAAAAATCTTGCTGGGGGTAGGATTCTCAATCACAACTTTTTCGCAATCTGCTGCCCACACGGCAAGAAAAAGCGCCTTGCCGCACAATCCCTCATAATACCGGGAAAGATTGAGCTTTCCTCCCTTGTACAGGTGTCTTGCTCCCGCGTTGCTCGTCTTTGTGCAGGGGACAAATGCGATAATCATGTCCCAGCGGGGCACGTCATGCACGGTTCCGTCCATGGTCACGACCTGCCCCCCCCTCGATGGCCTTTAAGCAGTCACCGAGAATGTGCCACTCAGGATGCCCGCCGGACGGCTCGATCAGGTCGCACGAGTAGGCTTCGTGACCTTTCGCCCGGAATGCTTTGCACACTTCCTGCGATTCCTCACAGGCAATCAGCACTTTCATCGTTTTCTTCCTCCCATCCATCCTTCTTTGTCGAAATCGTTGCGGCTGATCCGCTCCGCCGCGTGGTTCCCGTTGGTGTAGATGCGCTCCGCTTTGAGCTGACGCTTGTACTCGGCGTACTTCGGGCAGCTGTCGTGACAGATCGGGTGCCGGTCGGGGCAGTGAAAGCAGGGATCAACAACCTTCATCCTTCAATCTCCTTCCTTGGCGGTTCACTCGCCCGCAGCCTTGCCGCTTCACGGGGGGCTGTGGTGATATCTGCCTGCGCCTGCTTCAAAAACTCGGCCCGGCGGTATGTAAGGTCCGGCATTTCAGCCAGCTCCGCCAGCCCTCCCACGCTCCCGGCATAGGATTTTGCCGCCGGGGGGAGTTGGTCATACAGGGCTTTCAGCTCTTTCTGTCCGTCACTACGCAGCAACCCGCCCTTTTCGTCAATGCCGGTCACCATCGGAAATTTGCGCCAACTCAAAAACGTCTGTGCCTTGCGTGCCGCTACAGCCAGAGCTTCCCATTCAGCGGACGGGTCAAGACACTGGGAAAGCTGCTTGAAGATGTCGGCCACCGTGACCGGATAAACGCATACCCGGTTCGCCGCCAGAAAAGCCCGCTTGACAGTATCGCCGTCATAGTCACCAAACTGGTACGTCCACACATCAATGGTGGTCTGCATCTCCTCATCGGTCAGAGGCCTAGCCCCTAGCTTGTACAGCACAAAATTCATGCGGATCAGCTTTGCCACGTCTTCCCGCGTCATGTCTCAAACCCTCTTTCTCTGTCCATCTTCGCCAGCACCCGGGCAAGCTGGTCGTCTACGGTCTCGGTTGGCTGCTTGCCTCGCGGTCTGGCTTGTCGGCTTTGTTCGTTGGCTTCCACGTCTCCCGGCGTGCGCAGGCCGTCTCGTTTCCATCCGGACAATATGCCGTTGATGTAGCTCCACGAGCGCTTTCCGGCTTCTGTAGCCTTGTCGATCGCCAGCAGGATCATCTCTGTGCTGTACTCCTGCCTCCACTTCTGCAGCTTGTCCAGCGCAGAGCGTGGGAAGTCCCCAACGGCCTGCTGATAATGCTGGACGATTTTAGAAAGTTCTACGTCAACGGCGGCGGCGCTATTATATACACCACCGTTAGGTGATATACCATTACCATTTACATTACCATTACCATTTACATTACCATTACCATTTACATT